CTTTGAATACTGTGCTAAAAAGGGAAGTAAGGTTTATCTTTTAGGAGCTAGCACAAAAGGAAATACTTTGTTACAATTGTGCGGGCTTACGAATAAACAAGTTCCTTATGCCGCAGAAGTAAACAAAGATAAGTTCGGTTTGAGAACTGTGGGGTCGGATATTTCTATTATCCCGGAAGATGAAGCCTTTAATTCTTCCAATAAACCCGATTACTTCTTAGTTCCGGTTTGGCACTTTAGCGATTCTTTGCTGAACAAAGAGAAAGTCAAAAAATTCATCCTGGATGGAGGAAAGATGGTCTTTCCACTTCCAGTATTTCATATCATAGATAAGGAGTATTATCAACATGACCGATTTTTGGAGAGGTGATGCAGAAACAGGGGATAAAAGCCAGTGGTGCAAACAAACTGTTCAAAGTGATGACCGTATTCAGGTTACTCAAAATGTCGTAAGTCAGGGGTTATATTCCTATAGAGTAGAACTAAGACCAGGAGATAGTCCTTCTGGTTGTCGAGCAACTCTAGCTTCTGGACCCACTAGTAGATTGGGAACTTGCCATCAAATTGTAGATGGAGACGAAGCTTTTTACGGACTGTCTGTTTATCTACCCTCAGATACTTTCACCAAACAAGATAAGTGGCGTTTGGTAATTCAATTCAAAGCACACAATACGGGGTCTCCTCCAGTATCTCTAAATGTAAGGGCTGATAATTGGCTATTCAACTATAGACCAACCGCATCTTCAAGCGTACTTCATAAAGAGAAATTCCCCGTTAATAAAGACTCCTGGGAGAAGTTTGTCCTTCATGCTAAATGGTCTTCTGACCCTAAAATAGGATTTCTAGAACTTTGGCGTAATGGAAACATAGTGGTTCCAAAGTTTTTCACTTCAAACATTCATATCAAGAACGGACAGAAAGTTCCTAACTTTGTAGCCATCGGTCTTTATAGAGACTCTGGTATCAAAGTAACGGATGTTATATATCACGATGGATTCGTAGCCGCACCAACTTTTGAAGAAGCGGCTCAGTAGAAAGCAGGATAGATGACTAGCGGAAAAGAAAAGACAATAGGAGAACTAATAGACTCTCTCATTACGACTAGCTTAAGATGCTGGTTTTCTCAAGAAGACATCATGAACGAGAGCCTATCAACGGAAGCAAGGTTAGCTGCGGCGGTTAGAGCACAAGAACAGAACGCTAAAAGAAGCTCCCTGATTGCCGCCATAAATGAGTTCTTTGGGGAAGAAGGATTTACTGGTACTAAAACATACACATATTTTAAGGATAAGCAGTAATGCTTGCCTTTACCCATCCAGGAAAAGTAGGCGACCTGTTATACGGGTTGCCTACTATAAAAAAGATTTGTGAAGCCAAAGGGGAGATGGCAGACTTCTACACAAGTAATTATAGCTACCCTATAATAAAAAGACTCATCGAAAGACAAAGCTACATTAATAAGGTCTATCTATCTCAAACCTACGTTATAGAAAGAATGGACATGGGGATACAGCCCTGGAGAGTTCCCGTAGATTTATCAATTTACGAAACGACTTACCATCTAGGATTTAGGAGTGTACCGGACGGCCCGCTTCCTGATTTCATAGCCAAATCCGTAGGGGTAACTTGGGATGGTACAATCACTTATGAGTATGATGATATTCCTACTCTTGATGAACCTTATATAATTATAGCTCCGAGAGGACAGACATCTTATTCCTCTTTATTTTCCTCTGTTGCAGCGTACAGCCCCGTGAAGGTGGTAGAAATTGGTGGATATACTGACTTCATAGGGATAGGCATCAATAAGTGTGGGCTTGATTTATTAGAAACCGCAGCATGGCTAGCCAAGGCTAAGGGGTTCGTGGGATTGATGTCCTCTCAATTAGTACTAGCGAATGGCTTTAACATTCCAAAAGTATCACCCCATGATGGAATTCATTGGGATATGCGGCACGTGGTAAACAGCCCTACTAATCACTATCCGATTAACCCCACACCAGAGCAGGTAATAAATCTATTAGGATTATAATGAGAAAGGTATTCCTCGTCAATCATAAAGAAATGCAATGCGGTGTTCACGAGTACGGTCTAAATGTTTACGAGAATATCAGAAACTCCAAAAAGTTTAATGTTCTCTATATAGAGGTAGAAGACCATACAGAATTTGTTCAGCATTTAGAAGAGCATCCAGATTTGTATGCTGTGATTTACAACTACTATCCTAGCACTATGTCTTGGTTAAAGCAAAAAGACTTAGACCAAAGGAGCAAGTTTTGTAGGCAGTTTATAATAGTCCACGAAACAGGAACTCCTGAGGTAGATGGATATATTCACATTGACCCTTCTTTTGAGGAATACGATAATCACTTTAAAACGGTTAGACCTCTATTAAAATACGAGGGAGAATATCCTAAGAATGGAGTCTTTACTGTTGGTAGCTTTGGTTTTGGGTTTGGTAATAAAGGATTTCCAGAAGTTATTCAGAAGGTAAATGAAGAGTATGATGAAGCCTTAATTCGTTTTAGAATTCCTTTTGCCACCTTTGGAGATAGTAACGGGAACTCCGCTAGAAGTATAGCTAATATTTGTAACAATATCCCCAGAAAGCCGGGAATTAATTTAGAGATTTCTCACGATTTCCTAGAAACCAATCAACTGTTGGAATTTCTAGCATCGAATGATGCAAATGCTTATTTCTATCATTTAAGTTATGGAAGAGGCCCGTCTAGCGTAATAGATTATTCCCTATCGGTAAAACGACCCATAGTACTAACTAAATCCTATCAGTTTAAGCACTTATATGACTACCCTATTTTCATAGAAGATAGGAGCATGAGAGAAATTATAGAGAGAGGAACCCAGACCCTAGAGCCTTTATACGAAGCTTGGTCGGGAGATAACTTAATAAAAGATTATGAAAAAATCTTGGAATCGGATATTAGATAATAACGATAGAAATGACTATGCTGAACTAATAGGAGATATGTTTTCCTTGATGCCGCAAGAGATGAATAGGAAAATAGGTATGGCAAACGTCCAGCAATCTTTTACTATAAAAGCCGTAAAAGATTTCTACGAAGATAATGATAAGGTTCTTTGTGTAGGAGCGTATGAAGATACATCCTATGAGTACTTATCTAGAAGAGGTATGAGAATAGTAGCAATAGACCCTGTTTTGAACGTCAATCTTCATACTTTTGCAACGTCTAGTGAACCTTCATCTTATAATATTATCTTCTCATGTTCCGTAATAGAGCATACCCATGACGATATGGAATTTATCAGAGATATAATAAACCTCCTTAGACCCGGAGGCATTGGTATTCTAACGTGTGATTTCAAGAATAACTGGAAGCAGGGAGACAGAGTACCCTTTACCAGTAATCGTTTTTATACAGAGCAAGATTTACAGGGAAGATTCAAGGATTTATTAGAGGAACATAAGTGCCATTATGTAGATACTCCCCGGTGGAGTAACCAAAAGTACGAATTTGAGTGGGAAGGAATTCGTTACGATTTCGCTACAATGGTATTTAGAAAGGAAAGAAATGCTAACGGTAGGAATTCCGACTCTGAACAGATACGACCTTCTACAGACAGCTTTACAGACAGCGGAAGCTGGGTTGGTCAAGCCGGATAAATATTATATCATAGATAATGGAGCTAAGTTTGAGTTGAACGACTTTTACGCTTCTCTGGGAGAAAGGCTAGAAGTGGTAAATTTCGGATATAATTTGGGGGTGGCGGGTAGTTGGAATAAGATTATACAGAACACAACAGATATTAGAGTAATATGCAATGACGACATAGAGTTCTTTCCAGACACCTTAGAGATACTCCTAAATAATTTCTCACCCGAGATGGTAATTTACCCAGGAGGGATGCCATCGGCAAATGCCTTTTCCTGTTACGTTATGCCTACATGGGTAATAGAAAAGGTAGGTTATTTTGATGAAGATATATCCCCAAGGTATGCGTACTTTGAGGATAATGATTATCATAGACGAATGATACTACATGATATTCCTCTAATTGGGATTCCCAATTGTAGGTTAGGACATGCTGGCAGCTCTACAATGAGTGCTTTTACTAAAGAGCAAAGTAGAAATCATCATGAGAAATTCAAGTTAGCTGAACAGCATTATGTTAGAAAATGGGGTGGAAAACCGGGCAAGGAGAAGTATAAAACTCCTTATGGACAATAGGAAATGATTACAGAGAAAATTACCCAAGAAGACTTAATGCTATACGAGATTCTAAAGAATCCAGTATTATGTCCAGAGTTTATTTATAATATAGACTCAGACCCAATATTGGACAAGCCTTTTGAATTTTCCTGGTATCAGAGAGAAATCATGGCAGATTTCAATCCTCATGTTTCTATCTGTACTGCTCGTGCTACAGGAAAGACGGTTAGCCAATATTCGTTGCTTCTTTGGGTATTGACCTTCAATGTTTTTCCAGAAGATTACATCCTATTCACCGTGCCTAGCAAAGTTCACCTGGAACCTGTTTTCACAAACTTGGTGAGACTTTTCAAAACCAATTCTTTCTTGAAAAACTATATAGACGTAAAGAGCGGGGTAAACAGTTCAGAGTTCAAAATTACTTTGAAAAATGGAGCTGTTTTATTATGTCGTATTGCTGGACAGTCTGGAACGGGAGCAAATCTAATCGCTTTGCACACCCCTTGGATAGAAGTAGACGAAGGTGGTTATTTTCCTTACAACGCCTTCAACGAAATGCAGCCTTCTCTGAATGTCTGGACTCCGGGACACCGGGAATTAGTTTCTGGAGTTCCCACAGGCATGAGAGAGAGAAATGTTCTTTACACCGTAGACCAGGAAAACGATGCTTACACAAAGCACCGGGTTTCCGCTTTCGACAATCCGAGAATTACAGAACAAGACATAGAAGAAGCAAGGAAACAGTACGGGGGAGTGGACTCTGAGGACTATACCCATTATGTTTTAGGACAACACGGAAAGCCTGTGTTTGCCCTTTTTGATAGAAACCTAATGAAAATAGAATCCTATCCAATTTACAAACTGGATATTGATGGGATTAGAACAGAAAATTTTTCCGAGATTGCCACTAAAATAAATACATTCCCAAGTCTTGATGAAAAGCATTATGGAGTTATTATAGGAATAGACATGGGTTATACCGAACCTACAGCTATCTCCATTCTATATTTAGATGGGAAAGATAGAATTAGGTTTCACGGTAGAATTAAACTAACCAAGGTAGCCTATCCAATTCAAGAAAAGATAATTGACATTTTAGATACTAAATTCAAGCCAATCTTGATGGCGATAGATAAAGGAAATGCGGGTATCAATTCCATCCAAACATTACAACAGGCAAATGACTATCTGCACAAGAATTATAAGGAAAGAATTTATCCTGTGGATTTCTCTTCCTGGATTGTACTAGGTACAAACGCAGACGGAGAAGAAAACAAAGTAAAGCTAAAGCCTTTCTTTGTTTCAGTTTTGCAGGAAATGACGAACAATCACAGGGTTGTATTCTCCTCTACGGATGCCGATATGATTACGGAATTGGAGAGAATGACATACACCAAAAATCCAAATGGAGATATTTCATACAAGACTCTCACCGAACGAGGTGGTAAGAGGGGAGAAGACCACTTTACTTCTGCTTTATTATGTGGTGTAGGGGCATATCACATGACTACGGAATTCAGCAGATTAGTACCTAAGGTCAAACTTTTGAGAGCTATGTGGGTATAAATTATGGCAACAACAAGAAATAAAAGAAGTACTGCTTCCAAAGTGGAAGCTCCAAAGATTAGACATGTAGCTGTAGCTGCTGAATGGTTGCAAGCTACGGATAATCCATATTCGGAAGTTCCCAAGATTCAGACTAATACCAGAAGTTACGAAGATTATGTCAAGAACGTAAATCATTGCCGTTTCTTTTACAAGACAGAACCTTTGGTTTCGACAGTAATTGATAAGCTGGTACAAATAGGAATAACGGACTTGGTGTTCTCTAAGAATAAGTTGTCTGACAATGAGTTTAGAGTGTTTGAGGCTATCAAGCCTAAACTCGTGGAGTTTGCTGAGCAAATGGCTATAGAGTATCTCCTATCCGGGTTTGTAATCCCAGAGATAGGATATAGTCGGGTAGATAAGGATTTCATATTCTCTCTGGGAGTAAAGAAATATCCCTCCCTTGAATTACCAGATTCTATGTGGGTACGTGACCCATCTACAGTAAAGATTAAGACTAGAATTATTGGAAATAAGCCTTCTTATTTTGTGAAAGTACCCAGAGATATGATAGATTTCATCAAATCAAAGGGTAAGTATCCAGACGGCACTAGGGATGAAGCACTATATCAGGCATTGGTAGAGCAATTTCCAGATTTTGTAGATGCTATTTTGAGGGGAGAAACTGAAATCTTACTGGAAAATGATAACATTATTCGTAGACAGTACACTTCTGACAATCCCTATCCAATTCCCTACATTCAATCTGCGTTAGAAGCTCTCCATCACAAGAGAAAACTTCGTAGAATGGATTATTCTATCATAGATAAAGTTATTAGTGCAATCATGCACGTCAAGATTGGTAACGACATGTTCCCAATCTCAGATTCAGACGAAGACAAATCTTACGTAGAGAGTATCGTTTCCCAACTCCGAATGAGAGGAAGGAACGAACAGGTTTTGGAGAGGATTTTCCAGCTTGTAACTAACCATACGGTAGACATCAATTGGGTCTTCCCTGAAACAGAACCTCTACTAAACGTAGAAAAGTATATAGATATAAACCAAGAAATATTATTCGGACTTGGTTTTCCACGAGTACTGATAACCGGAGAAGCACAGAAAAGTGGAACATCAGATTCGGAGATAGCAACATTATCCCCTCTAAAGACTGCGGAAGGATTTAGACGCAAGATTTTGGAAGTAGTTAAGGACATATGCGTGGAGATTTCTAAGAGGAACGGATTTACAAGCGTTCCCAAAGTGGCTTTTAAGTCCATGAATCTACGAAAGTTCCAAGACCTTCTAAACGGATTGAGATTACTTTGGGAGACTTCTTCAATTAGCAGAACAGCTTTGGACGAAGAGTTCGGATTGGACTTTAGCGTTATAGTTGACCAGCTAGGAGAAGAAACAAAACTCCTAAAGGAGAAAGGTCTATCAGAATTCGGGCCTACTCCTAACAGTAAGAACTCGGTCTTAATGCAAAATGATAACCAAAGTACAGAGGAAGGGGATGATACGGGTGGAAAAAAGCCTAAAAAGGCTAAGAAACCTGCCCCAACGGAGTAAATATGGCTGAAAAGGAAAGCAAATTTACCAACAATTTACTAGATGTGGTACAATTATTAAATGAGAATGAGTTAAAATCTGAAATGGGGGAAGCTTTTGCCGCATTTATGTTGAACCCAACTGTCACTTGGGCGAAGTTTATTCTAACAGACGACAGAACTAATGCAAATGGTGAAAGAATTCCTAAAGAAGAATTCAAAAATCTCATGAAAAGCGGCATCCACATGCCTATCAAAATGGCAATGGGAGAAATAAGCCCTGGTCATCCAGAGACTAAACCTTTGGGTACTATTACTCATTTGAAGGAAGTATCGTTGGACGGAGGTATTTCCGCAATTGTAGCAATAGCGGCTCTTTGGGGTCAGGAAAG